ACAAAAGATTCCAATTGTTATAAACAATTAAAATCTATACAGTTACCTCCTAAAGATCTCAATGAGACAAATGGGAGATATCTGAATGTTATTAAGTCAGACTCTGGCTCTTATAACATTATTTCACCTGAAGTGGAATCATTCCTCCAAGGTGAAAGATGCCTTTCAACGAAGCAAGTGCCTAGCGCGCTGTCGCTGAAAGGGGCTGTGAACCATTCGATGAGAAGGGCTCACAGCGTTCTGACGGAGATGGAAATACCTTTCCTTGCGGAATTCAACCGCGATCCAAGTCAGATACCCCAAACACCGAAAATGTTTGGGGGCACGTTGAACTACCCCACGAAGGAGCAGTTCATACACTCGATAGAGTACCAAGACGTTTTTAAAGTCTTGGCGGGGTTTTGTATTGCTAATAAAATACAATCCAAAACCAAACCAAAAATATTGGTTTGGGATGCGGACCTGATGAGAATTCAGGACGACATCCCGGCACAATTTTTCCGATGGGAAAAATTTGGCCTTGTGAAACCGAAAAATAAAGTTTCGTTTTCGCAAATAAAAGAACCAGCACTGGTGCTGGAGTTTTTATTAGAGCACACCCACTGGGGATATTACCTCAGGAAGAGGTGTGCTGACCCTCTTGTAAAAGATGGTTCGAAAAATCTACTTCTGAGATTGAAGAGATATTTTCGAGGGAAGCATGACCCTAATATGAAGGTCAAGTTTCGTGCAGAAGTCTTTTCCGAAGGAGAAGGAAATCTGCAAAAACGGTCTCGTAGGTTCATAGAACTTTTGAAGACTGTAGACGGATTATTTATGCAAAATTTCATTGCTAATCCGTTTGAAAAGTGGAACTGGGTAAAGTATGACACCTTTGTTCTAAACTCAATTGCCGAATTAATCGGTGATGAGTTCATTGATCATCATTTAAAGCCTAAGGCTTTGGAGATCAATACAAGTTTTAACTACCTGAAAAAGGTAAGGAAAACTTTTAAGCTTTTACTCCACCAAGAAAAGTGGGATGAAGCTTATGCTTTTGCCAAGAAATTACCCCCTTGGCTAGCAGTCATGTCCCGTACTATAGAGAATATAGATAAGAAGGACATAGTCGAACAGGCCTTTATAATAGGCATGATCGACCAAACTCGATGTGCGGGAAAACCCCCGAGTTTGGTATCTTGGCAATCAAAGTCCAAGATGCTGGATGCAATTACTACACCAGCTACGCTTTATACCCGAGGAAAATGGGAATTGATAAAGCAATCTATTGATGAGGTGATAGATAATCTCCCTGATCAATATTTCACAGGTCTAACTACGAAAGGTAGAATATCTGTGACACACGCGGCCTGTTTGAGTGAATACCAAAAAGACGGCGGTACGCTTGAGGCAATAAACCGTATATTAATCGGTGCCAAAAGCGGGTTACCTGTTCCCACATACGATCTAACGACGGGGTTCAGGGCATCCGATCTGACTCTTGAAAAAGCAGAGACAGAAGGAGAATACATCTTCTGGGCTTGTGTGCAAGAATGCACAAAGTACGAAGATCTTTCAGCAGCCCATGTGGTGGTTGCTGAAGAGCCCGGAAAGTCACGGACGGTGACGAAAGGGCATGCTTGTTTAAAAGTCGTTCTCGACTTTGTAAACAAGATATGCTCTTGGCCTTTAACAAAGGTCGAGAGTAGTTCATCAGGTATGACGAAGAGTCATCATGCCTGGGAACTTTTTAAAGAATTCTATTCAAAATTAGAATCTTCAGTCTTCAAGCCGGAGAGGTCTGAGAAGACTCCTATTGATAACGATTCATTCCTTAAGGAAGAAACTTATCAAACTCTGTATGCGAGTTCGACGGACTACGAGACCGCTACAGATTTTGCATGTCGCTATATAAGCGGTTACATTGCAAAGAAATGGATGGAACGCTGCGGTATTCCACCCGTTTTACGTTCTCTTGTGCAAAAGACTTGCTTTAAAGAGAGGACGGTTTACTTTGACAGTGGCGGGATACTAACTCAAGGAGAGTTAGTAAAAGACACTTTAAGAAAAGTAAAAATGACAAGAGGTATCCTTATGGGTGATCCTCTTACCAAAGTCGTACTGCATATTATAAATATGTCGGTGCGACAATCTAGTGTGATTCTCATGAGAGATAAACACTAGATCCACTAACGTTTCAAAACACAATAAGTGTA